TCGACAACTTTGCCGCCAACGACACCGTCTTGTTCGAAACCTTGCTGAGCCACCTTGACCGTGAGCTTGCTGAGATCGAGGCAGAGAGGTCCAAGTTCAACGCCTTTCTCGATGCGCGCCGCGAGAAGATCGCCGACCGCAAGGTGGCGATCTCCAACGAGTTCGAGCAGCGCGCGCTCGACATCATGGCGATTCTGAACGGAAAGGCGTGATGGCACACGACATTCACATCCCACCCGCTGCGCTGGAGGCGGGGGCGAGGGCATTTATAGAACGGCGCGTGGATGCCTGCGTGTGGGTCCACCTGTCTGACGAAAGCAGGCGCGGCTATCAGGCGGAAATGCGCGCTGCTTTTCTCGCCATGCTGGAGGCGTGGCCGGGGATGACACTTCACCGGCGGGACATAAACGCGGAATACTCGTATTTTGTACTCCCCCTGCCGCAGGAGGCCAGCGATGAGTGACCTCGTGCAGCGGCTGCGGGATTACCACACGCACGATTTGAGCGATGAGTTGGCAGCAGATGCCGCCGACGAGATCGAAAGGCTACAGGCCTTGCTGACGCCCAAGCCGCTCGACGAAAACGCGCCAAAAAACCGCATGTTAATTGGCCTTGAACGCCCGCCGTTTGAGGACAAAACATACTACAGCATGGTGCAGTGGCGAGAGGATACGGGGCGGTGGATGATGGAGGCTGGCGTTGATTGGAGCGTTTCACCGGGCAGGTGTGTGTGGGCCTACTGCGGGGTGTCCCATTACATCGATCCACTGGAACTGCCCGGTCTGCCGTACTGGGACGGCGCGGATGAGGAGGATGGCGACGATGAGTGACTGGACCTACCCCAAGAAGGGCGATCGCCGCCCCCGTGGTGATGTCTTGGTCGCCCGGATATGTCGCGGTGGGCCAGAGCAGCGTCTTTGGCAAGCGATGTACGGAAGCGCGGATGATGCGCCACAGCCAACCGTAACTGTGGCTCATTGGAACACGGGCCGCCAGAAGTGGGTCCACGGCCCGCGTGATGAGCGAGTTCATGGCGTCTACGCGTGGATGCCCCTTCCCGTCCCGCCTGCAGAGGCCAGCGATGAGTGACCTCGACAAGGCGTGCCGCGACGCGGTGCAGCTTCACCGCTCACGGCGCCTCGGCCTCTACCTCGAGGCCATCCTCGCCGACTACATCCAGCACCACGGCGTCGACGAGACCCGGCGCGTGCTGCAGTGGTGGGATGACCACCTGAAGGAGTTTGACGCCAGTGAGTAAGAGGCCAGCCCGCTTCACGGAGGCCGAGGTGGCCCGCGTGCTGCGGGCGGCCAAGGCGTCAGGCATGACCATCGAGATCACCCCAGACGCGATCCGGGTGGTGCCGCTCCCGTTGCAATCCACAGCCCAGGTTGACAAACGGCCGCTGCCGGTGCCCTGATGCCGGCGTGGACCGAAAAAAGAGACCCCCTTACCTCGAGACCTACAAGTCTCGCCATGGCCGGCGCATGTGGTTTTTTATGGCTACGCGCAAGGGCCAGCGCATCCGCCTGCCCGATCCCTACGGCTCGGAAGAGTTCCACGAGGCCTACCGCAAGCTCCTCGCGCAGCACCTGTCTGGCGAGCTCCAGAGCGGCCGCACGCTCGGCTGGCTGATTGATCAGTGGCTGGCGAGCCCGCAGTGGGGCCAGACCGCCAAGGAGACGCGGAAGCAATACACCTACCAACTCAAGGAGATGCGGCGACGGGCCGGCACCGCGCCGATCGAGGACTTCACCACCGAGTCGATCGTGGCCGGCCGTGACACCCGAGCTCACAAGCCCAGCGACGCCAACAAGTACCTGCGCTGCTCCGTGGCGCTTTGGAAGTTCGCCGTCGAGCGCCAGTGGGTCAAGGAGAACCCGGCGAAGGGCGTGGAGCCGGTGCGGGTAAAGACCAAGGGGTTCCACCCCTGGACAGAGGACGAGGCTCAGGACTTCGAGGAGTGCTGGCCTGTAGGCACCCGCGAGCGGCTTGCCTTCGACCTGCTCGTCTTCACCGGCGTGCGCCGCTCAGACGTCGTCAGGCTGGGCCGGCAAAACACGCGCGACGACCAGATCACGATCACCACCGAGAAGAGCCGGAACAGCGGCAAGCCGGTCGAGGTCACCATCTCGATCCTGCCGCCGCTGGCGACCTCGATCGCCGCAACGCCGGTAGGTGAAAAGACTTACCTCGTGACATCCTTCGGCAAGCCATTCGTGAAGGAGGGCTTCGGCAACTGGTTCAAGCGGGCCTGCGTGAAGGCAAAGGTGCCCGGCTCGTCCCACGGGCTCAGGAAACTGGCTGCAAAGCGCATGGCCGAGAACGGCGCCACGGAGGCCGAGCTCAACTCCGTCTTCGGCTGGGCACATGGCTCGACGGAAGCTGCCACCTACATCCGCTCGGCCAGCCGGAAGAAGCTGTCGCTGGGCAGCGTCACCAAGATGCTGCCCCTAACCCTGCCCCTAACCGGCCCTGAAAAGGCTTAAAAATAAGGGGTTTTTGAAGGTAATGGTGGGCGATGAGAGACTGGCATTTTTTGCTGATTCCTAAGAGTTAGAGGGTTTTTTGCCCCTAACCAGCCACTTCCGGGCCATTGAAATCCCTCGCCGAATATTTTTTTGCCCCTAACCTTTTTGACCCCCGCGCAATGGGTTCCGGCTGTCGCCTGTCAAGTGACAAGTCATGACAAGTCATGACAGGCCTGTAAGGCCTGTAACTCAGCTTCGGGAGTTACAGGCCTCCCCAGCCACCATTAGGCGCTCTTTTTTTGACAGAGTTGCCGGTTTAAGATAGATTGTTCGGTGGCGATTTAACCAACTTGCGGCCTGGGCACGATGCCCAAACTGCTAAAGCGGAGCACCCGGCATGAAAAAGCCGCCGAAATCTAGAAACGCGATCGACCCGGAATGGGCTACCAAACGGCACGAGTCATGGTGTGGCATGACCCGTGCCGAGGTCGACGCATGGATTGAAGAGCGTCGGATAAATCGTGAGCAGGAGCACCTCTTATATCACTGGGTGCCCCGCTCGGCGCCCAACTGACCGTATAGGAACGTCGCCGCGGCCGCGGGAATGATGCCCTTCTTTACCGCCTCGTCCATGGCCTGCGGCCAATTCTCGCCTGCCTTCATGAAGATCCTGCGCACTCGGTCAGGAACAGTGTCGGCGGGCACGCCCATCTTCTTGGCCCAGGTTTCGCTCACTTTCTGCAATCGCCCAATGTGCGGGAGAACCTTTTCATCAAAGGTCTTTTTCAGCACTGGATTGTTGCGCGTCCCGTCCATAAGCGTGCGGTAGCTTGGATCGTTGAACTGCACATAGCGGAAGTCGTTTCCAACATCACGCATGCGCTCCTGCCCAACGCCGCCCATCATGCGGTGGACTTCACTGGCGGCTTTCTGGAACTCTGTGTTGTTTTTGCCCGTTATGTTCTTCAGCAGCATTTCACCATTGCGGCCAGCCTGAACCACAACGGCGTCGCTCCAGTTAGGGCCATAGATCTTCTCCAGCGCGTTTGTTGCCTTCTGGAAGCTCTTCGGGCTGTCCATTTTCACGCCCTTGATTGAGGCAATATTGCCAAGATCAGCGCGGGTTGGTGCGCCGTCCTTCATACGGGGAGCCGCAGCACCATCGACTCGCGGCGTGGTGAAGCCGGACCCCTCCTGACCAAGAAGGAACTGGTTCCATTCGCGCATTGTCCCGGCGGCCTTGGCGCTTGAAGGATCAATTGCCTTGTCCATGCCGCCGTTGTTGGTTGCGACAGCAAAGTCGATGGTGCGGTTTGGCTCCATCATGTTTTGCCACGGTCCGAAGCCCTCGCGCATAGGCGGGCTCATGCCCAGAGCGCGGGCTGGGATGTTGGCACCGTCAGGCGTCGAGATGGCTTTGAACATATCGTCGGTGTATGCCCGTTTCGTGGGCAAGTCCGCGTTGAGCAATGCCTGCACGATGCCAGTGGAAGGGCCTGGAATCGCTGCCATCTGTGTGAAGCCCGAGGTCTGGTCCATGATCTGGTCGAAGGGCAGCACGTCGAACATCTCCGCAGCGGCACGCTCGGTGCCCCACAAGCTCGACTGAGCGCGCTCATAGCCCTTGGCGATGGGGCCGAGGCGGCGGCGCAGATCGGGATCACGACGGGCTTTGCGCAGCATTTTGTTGTAGGCGCGGTCCATGAAAAGATGCTCGGGATCGGACGCCGCAGGCATCGACATCTTGGTCGATCCGTCAGGTGCCTTCACGGGCTTCTCCGGGTAGCGGAATGCGTACTTGTCCCATGTGTCGTGGACGGCACGACCGGGGTTGACAGCGCGCTCTCCGCCCCATGCATAGTCGCCAAAGTCAGCCGGGCGATGCTCCTGCGGCAGCAGGTGGTAGCTGTACTGGCCCGTCTTGGGGTCAGCCGACAGGCGATCCGCATCAAAGCTGGCCTTAACCTTGGGGCTGGCTGCCTTGTGGAACATGCCAGTGTTGATGTCATCGCCGACCGCGTACTGGTTCATGCCCTTGATGGCGTAGTTGGTGTTGGGCAGCGGAGACATCATGTTCGACGTGTGCCCCGAGCTGGAGACGAAGCGGCGGGCCATCTGCGGGTCATCCGTCCACTGACGAATGGCGTCTTGCGAGCTGTCGTAGAAACCGTCCTCGTTTGGGTTGGCGCGGAGGCGGGCCATCAAGTCAGAGATCATGGCCTGCTCTTGCTCCGGCGTCGAGATGCCGGGAGGGGCTCCCATGAAGTCGCCGCCCTTGTTCATCTTGCGTGGCGTAGCAAGAGCTGCCTGTAAAAGCTCTTCAGACGTTTTCCCGGCACCGCGCGCAGACTTCATTGCAACGTCAGTGGTTAGCTTCTTGCCGGCCTTCTTCACCGCGCCTTTGACCGGGCCTGCGCCAGGCACCACTGCCATGGCGAGCTCGCGGCCTACGCCACCCACGTCGCCCTTGTTCATCTCCCTGCCAATGGCCTGGCCGGAGTTGAAGGCGATGCCTGGTGGCGACCACTCGAGAGCCGTCTCGAGGCGCCTGGCGGGGCTGTAGGCCATCTTTCCACCGCCGTAGAAGGTATCGTTGAACCAATTCGCCGCCTTCTCGCCGAAGCCGGGATTGTATGCCGAGATCGAGCCCTGGCTGCTCGGCGCGTTTTTCATCGCGGCAGCCATAGCCTGATAGCCCTGGTCGCGCTTCAGGATCTCTTCGAGTGTCAGCTTCGCCATATCTAAATCCCCTCTAACTAATTACCAGCCGCGCCCGCCGCCGCCTGCGCGGCCGCCGCCCGAGCTCCCCAGTCCCATCGACCCGGCGCCGGGGTTGCCCCAGTTCTGGCCGCTGATGGCCCGAGGGTCACTGGCCTGACCCGCCCAGTTGCCAGCACCAACGCCGCTCGGCACCCGGTCCTGATACTTGGGCTGGCCGGGGGCGAGGACTTGCTGGGACGGGAAGTTCGAAACCATAGCGCCTGGCGTGTTCATCGACAGCGGAGGCTTCGGGTAGTTTGGCATGACATGCGGCTGCATCATGCCGACCGGAGACGTCGCCGGGTCGTAGGGACGCTGCGTCGGGTTGTTCATCCACATTGAGGGATGAAGCCCCGACATCGCAGGAGTGATGGTCTGCGGGGGCTGTGCTCCAGTAGGCTGCGGTTGCCCCTGCATGAGCCTGCCCATGATGCCCTGCATGGCCGCCTGGCGGGCTTGGGCGGGGTTCATGCCGTAGCCCTGCGCCATGCCGCCGGGCCGGCCGAAGGCGCTGGTGCCCTGCATCGTGGCGCCAGTCCGCAAGCCGGTGTTCTGGGTCATGCCGCCGCCGTAGCCGCCGCCGGGGTTTCCGCCACCCATGCCTCCGCCAACCCCGCCATTCGCCATGGAGCCGCCAAAGCCGCCGGGGCGCCCCATGCTGCTGTTGAAGTCGTCGCGTCCTGGCATTGTCGTCGTCTCCTATGAGAAGAGGTTGAAGAGTTTGCCCAGAATGCCGCCATCGAGGCCGTTCTGGAGGTTCTGGGGGATGGCCGCGAGCTTGGCGTCGAGGCCGGGCCCGGTGTTGCTTTTGAGCTTGTCGAGGATGCCGCCCAGCGGGTTGCGGCCGGAGCCGTCCTGCATCTGCCCCATCATCTGCTCGATCTCACGCTGCGGGCGGCCCTCCTTCTCCAGAGACCGCTGCATCATGTCCAAGTAGGGCGTGCGCTTGGATCTGGTGGCGGCAGGCACCACCTTGAAGTTCTCGATGTTCCGCATCGCCACTTCCGTGGGGCCGCCGGCAAAGCCACCCAGAGCAGCACCTACCCCCTGCCCCTGATTGCCGGGCAGCATGGGCGAGCGGTCGTCGTAGAAGGTCTTCTCGAAGCCGGGCACGTACTCGCCGCCGGAATAGGTGCCGGGCGTCCTGTAGCCCGCCATGGAGCCTCGGCCGGGGCCGGCACTGTAGGCTGGCTTGCCGTTGCCGTAGAGGGCGCTGGCATTGGCTAAACGGTTCTCCCAGCCATGCGCGCCGGTGGGGTTCTTGAGGCTCCAGCCCTGCGGCCGCTCGTAGCCCACGAAGGCCGCCGTGGCCGAGTTGATGTCTCCGGCGCCCTTCAGGGCCTGGCCGACCCGGCTCTCGGTGCCGGTGAGCTCGCTCTGGACGAACTCCAACTGCGTCTGGAAGTCGTTCCAAGGCTTGCCTTGCTGCTTTGCGAAGTCACGCAGAGCCCCCAGCCGCTCGCGGTTCCACTGGGCGAGGCCCATCGAGTGGTTGCCAGGGCCGGCGTCATTCTTTCGGAGGGCATTGGGATCGAGGCGCGCGTAGCTCTCCTGCTGCAGGTTGCCGACGATGGCCGCAGCCTGAGCCGGCGTCCAGCCTTGGCTCTGGAAATACTGCATTGCGAGTTGAGCGTTATCCATCGTGGTTAATCCTTTTTCCTGAAACCGGAAACAGTGTCGTGGTAGAAACTGGGCATGCGAACCGTCGAAGGCATCATCATTGCAATCCTAACGTTCATCGTGATGACGGCATTTGCCATGGGCATGCAGTGGATCAATGCCCGGTGGAGCATCTTCGGAACCTTCCCGATCCTTCTGGTCATCGGCATTGCTATCTACCTTCACCACCGCGCTCTGGGCCGTAAATGATGCGCTGACCTGTTGGGGCAATGCTCCGCCAGCCGCTGCTAACGACCTTGGCTATTGCTGCGGCTTCACTCTTCGTGATGCCGCGGGACTTGAGCACCTTCTCGATGGTGTCGACCGACTGCAGCGCCTCCGGCCCCATCCTCGAGAGGATGTCGCCAGCCTCCGCGACTACTTTGGGGTTCACGTTTGAAATGCGGCTCAGTAGGTACTTGAAGGTTCCTGCAGCAGTTTGGGCGCCGACCGAGGCCGCACCAAACCAGGGGCCGCCGGCAGCCGTGGCAGTGGCCGCCTGGCCCGCACCCTCCACTAGGTTCGGCAGGATGCCAGCCCCGTCCTTGCCCCACCGCCTGGCGGCGGCAAGCTGAACCGGGGCCGTCTTGGTGCCCCTCGTCGCTGCGATCATGTCGTAGGTCTCGCGCATGGACTGCTCGCCCTCGAGGCTTCCCTTCAGGGCCTGGTAGCCGCCCGGCTTGCGAGCCTCGATCATGGGGCCAACCTTCTTGTCGTTCATGTTCTGAGAGAGGATGCGCTCGGCGCGCTGGCCGGGGTTCGGTTTGCCCGTCGTCTGCATCTCGATCTTGGCGCGCGCGCCTTGCAGCCGAGCTTCCTTTTCAAAGTCGTTCAGCTTGGCCCATGTCTTGTTGGCCTGGCCGGGGTAGACGTCGCCGCCCAGGAGCTTCTTGTTGCCGAAGTCGTATTGCTCCTGCACATTCGCGGCGCCGTGCCATGCCTTGTTAGCCTCGGCATAGTCCTGCACACTGTTTTGCAGGACCTCGTTGGCTTTCCTGCTCACGTCCTTGAGGACGCGCCCCATTTCCTTCCGGCCCGCCGTGTAGGCCGCTTCGCTCTCGTCGCGCGTGGCGATCTTGAAGCCCTGCAGGAGGTGACCCCTGTCCATCATATCTTTGGAAGGTAGGCCCTGATCAGGAATGATCTGGCGGCGCAGCTCAAGGAGCTTGTCGCCAATCGGTGTACCCTTCGGATAAGTCCGAAGCTGGGTATTGATCTCGTCGAGGACCGGATTGGCGTCGACGACGTATTGCTCGAGGACCTTCAGCTGCTTGTTGGCGCCAGTCTTCGTCGCGTCGACGCTGTCAGCGATCGTCTGCGGGTCCTTGTAGGGGCCGAAGTTCTCGTCGAGCTTGCCCTCGACGCGAGCCTCCATGCCAGCGTCGCGCGCCCCGAAGCGGTCGACCATGGTGCTCTGCGCCTGGGGATTTGAATGAGCGGTGCCGGCGGCCTCGACCCTCATGCCTTCCGAGATGTCTGCAAGCGAGCCCTGGTCACCGAATTGAGCCAGGAGTTTGCGCGCGTCGGCCATGGTGAGGTTGTTGTCCTCCAGCATCTGCCAGACGGAATTAGCGGCCTTGTTGACCGTCGAGTTGTTTTTCACGGCATCGCGGGCCGTGCGCCAAGTGGCGCCGAGGGCACGACCGGCATAAGGGCCAACCGCGCCAGTGGCCGCGCCGATGCCTGCCTGCTCGATGGCCTGCCAGAGGCGGTCGGAGAGACCCTCGCCACTTGCGCCGCCGTAGACGGCACCCTGGGCTGCGCCCTCCGCGGCGGCCATGCCTGCCATGCCGGGAAGCGTTGTCGCTGCGGGCAGTGTAGCTGCGGATGCGAGCACCATGGGGATCGCGCCAGCGGCCTGGCCGCCCATATATGTCATGGGGTTGTCTGCCTGCGCCCGGCGCTGCATCTCGCGCTGCGCCCCAACTTCGCCCTCGTAGCTGCCGCTTCCGTTGAAGCTGAAGCTGTCGCCAGAGGCGCCCAGCTTGGCAAGCAGGCCGTTGATCTCGTCGGACAGGCCGAGAGACATCATGTCCGTGGCACCAGCGACGAAGGATTGGCCTTTCGTCATCTCCGGCGGCGCCACCTTCTCTACAAGCTTGTCGCGGATAAAGTCTCGGAAGGGGTCATTGCGCGGCAGTGCCCGGTAGGCCTCAATCAACTGCTCGCGCGACATGCCTTCAGCGGCCTTCGCGTAGTTGGCGTCAAAATCCTTGTCCTTGATGCGAGGCGTGCCCTTTTCGATCAGCTTAACCATCACATATCCTTCCAGCCGGAGCCGTCGTTGATCTGGACCTTGCCACCAGACAGCCTGTAGTCCTTGCCGTCATCGCCCGCGTAGACTTTGCCCTCGACCATCTTTGAGGGGTCGAGTTCGAAGCCATCCTGCTGCTTTTTTTCCGGTGATGGGGGCGCCTCAAAGAGGCTGGGGTCGATGCCCAAGTCTGCAAGCGTAACGCCCGCGCGTGAGGTCATGGATTTGACCGCATCTATAAGGCGTTTCTTCTTGTCTCTCAGGGCCTTTGGTTTGTCTCCCGGAACAGGGACCATAGATTTGATCCGCCTTTCCATTTCAACCTCAGTCGTGCCCTGTCCCGAAATCGCGTAAACTGCATTCGTGGCAACATTGGTAATGGCGTAGAGAGTTGCTTGGCTGTTCTCGTCATTGAGAAAGTTGGCACCCAATCCTTCAGCCGTGCTTGCGAAGCTAGACATTTCGTCAAAGCCAGTGATGGCCGCCGGAATATCTGACACCATCGAGGTGACGATCTGCTTCGAGCGCAAATCGCCCTCGGTCGGCGCCTTGTTGCCAGTGCCGCCCTGCGAGACGGTCGTCGTGCCGTCAGGGTTCGTCGTGATCTTCAGTCCGTCGTCGAGGAACTCCGCAATCGTTGGGATTTGGTCATCGGGCACGCCGCGCTTCTTCATGTCGGCGACGACGGCATTGTACTTGTTCTCCCACTCGGGAGGCTTTGCAGGCGCCAGCGTCGAGACGTTCCAGTCGGCGAAGGACTGCCGCGGCAGGCCTTGCGAGGTCCGCATCTGCTGGTCGTTCTCATACTGGGCCATCTCTCCGGTCGGTGCCGCAGCGGGACCGTCGAAGAACATCGAAGGTTTGCTGTTCGGGTCTCCCTGATCGTAGCGATAAACGTCGCCCTGCGATTCAAACGTCTTCCAGTCTGGCGGCTGGAACTGCGTCTCGAGGTATTTGCTGATCAGGCTCTCGCCCACGCCAGGAGGCGCGTTCTCCAGCATGGCGGCAAGGCGCGGGTTCTTGTCGGCCATGCCGGCCGCCTGAGCCTGCAGCCACTTCTGGCTCTTGGCCTGATCCATATACTTGCGGCGTTGCGCGTTGAGGTCAGCAACGGCGGGCGCGATGTTCGCCACCTGCCCCCGATCCATTGCCATGAGGACCTGACTGGCGAGAGAGATGCGGGCGCCGAGGTCGCTGTAGCCGCCGTCTTCGCTATTGCCGCCAAAAAGATTGCCGAGGATGCCCATGTTTTTTGCTCCTTAACCCATAAACGCGCCGGCGATCGAGCCGATCCCGCCAAGGATTCCGGCGATGCCGGGGTTCGAGCTGCCCGTCACCGTGCCGTTCGTCGTCTGTGTGCCATAGCCTCCAGGGTTCTGCGTCGCGCCGAAGTAACGCTGCAGGCCCGTGTCGCCGTAGTTCTGCCAGCTCTGGGTCTGGCCCATGATGTTGTTGAGGATGTTCTGGAGCTGGTCCTGCTGCATCCCACCCATCTGCATCTGATTGTTCTGGATTTGCTGGCCCATGTTGAAGCCCTGATTGGCGAGGTTGCCCATCTGGTTCTGGCCGAACTGCATCTGGTTCTGGCCCATGTTAGCCATGCCCTGCCCCATCTGGCCGAGGCCGGAGGCGCCGCCCTGACCAAGTTGGCCGAGGCCTGAGACGCCGAACTGCCCCATCTGGCCGAGGCCGGAGGCACCCTGCCCGCCGAGATTAGCGAGGCCGGATGCACCGCCCTGCATCATGTTCGCCCGCACGCCTTGGTTGGCCTGCTGCGCCTGCATCGAGCGGTTCAGGTCGTTGGTGGCCTGACCCTGCGCGTTCATGAAGTTCTGGCTGTTCAGGTTGGCGAGCGTCTGCGCCCGCGTCATGTCGAAGTTGCGGTTGTTCTCCGCCTGCTGGACAGCCATGCGGTCACCACCGAAGGCTCCGGCACGCTGGGCCTGATCCGCCATCTGGTTGCCCTGCATAAGCTCCTGACGGTTCAATTCGCCCATCGTCGAGTCGATCACGCTCTGCTGGAATGGGTTCATGTACCCCGACATGTCCATGCCGCCGAGCTGGCCCGCCTGCACGTCGCTGGGCGCCATGCCGGCCATCTGGCCGTAGGTGCTCATCGCACCACCGAGGCCCTGCCCCATCTGGCCGAAGAGGTTCTGGGCGTTGCCCATGGAGCCTGCCGCGTCGTTGTAGCCAGACATTGCGCCGGGGATGGCGCCCATCATGCTGCCGAAGCCGCCGCTGGCCTGATCCATCTGTCCGAGGCCGCCACCAAGCATGCCGAGGCCGGTGCCGTACATCTGGCCAGCGTTGGCGGCGGCGTTGTTGTAGAGGCCGAAAGTCGTATCCTGAAGGGCCATGGTTACCACCACTTGTTCGGGGAGTTGTAGGTCGGGAGGGGCGTCTCAGGCTGCGGCTCCGCAACCGGCGGCCTCATGGAATTGGCCCACGGATTGCGCCCCATCAGGATGTCGCGGTCGTAGAGTTGCTTGTAGGCCGATGTCATGCCGCCGCTACCAGCACCACCGTGTCCCGTGGCGCCGCCCCTGTTTGAGTAGTAGGGAGTGCCCATGAAGGCAGCCATGCCGCCAACACCGCCGCCGCTCGTGAAGCCCTGCTTCAGGAGATCCTGCATGCTGTAAGGACCCTTGTTGCCAAAGAAGGCGTCAAGCGTGCTGCCGGCGCGGCCACCAGCTCCGGCGGTCTCGCGGGTGTAAGACTTCTTGGCCTCTTCGCCCACTGCCCAAGGGCTGTCCTTGATGTCACTGGGCGGGCGAGACGGGTCCGACAGCAGGTCACCACCAAACTTGGAGAGCTGGTCGTACTGCTTCGGGAAGCGTGACCGCATGAGATCAAGATTCCGCATCATGCCAGTGGCGCTCTCGTAGCCGGCGATGCCAGAGCCGTCGACGCTGGCCTGCGGCATGCCGGCCATGGCGTCAACCTTGCCCGTACCATTTGCGGCACTGGCCCAGTCTGAGGCGCTCTGCATGGCACCCTGCTGCATGGGCGTGAAGGCAGCCACCTGATTGCCCATGTAGGGCACGTAGCCGGCTTGGTTGATCTGGTCAGCGATCTGCAGCGACTTGATCGCCGCGTCGTTGAACCACTTCGGCGGCTTGTTGACCGTCTTGCTGTCAGTTTCCTGCGTGGTAGAGCCACCGCCCATAGTTAAATCTCCTTCTCGATGATGATGCGGGACTTCTTCCAGCCCTGCCGCTTAACTCGACGCCAGAAGCCCTCTCGGGCGTGCGCCACCAGCTTCGTCGCGCCAATGAAGGCGCCCCAGATGCTCACTGCGAGCTCGAGCCCCTCGAGGCCTTTCTGAGACCCGCCACCGACCACAATCACCAACTGGATGGGGTCGCCCTGCGGCTCGATGACGACAAATGCCTCGCCGCTATCGAACATGAACATGCGCCCCTCGTCGATGGCGTCGGCCAACTGCTCGAAGCCCACGGGCTGGCCGCGCAGTGCGCGATCCACCTGCCCGCGCCACTTGGCGAGGTCGTGTGCCGTGCCGAGGATGTGCTTGGCGGGCGCGTTCACTTGCACTTCTTCCTGATGTGGTCCCACTCGCCGCCGCGCCTGACACAGTCACGGAAGGCCTTCTGGTCTGCCTGGCTCATGGGCTTGGCAATCGCAGGCATGACCGCCTTCACAGCCGCCCCGATGGCGAGAGCCGTGAGGCCCGCCACGAAGTCAGGCGACTGGAAGGCGGACCACACCGCTGCAGCCGCAGCCGCGGCGAGTGCCGCGAATATGAGCCAGATCCACTTCACTTCGATGCCACCTGAGCCTTGGTGACGGTTCCGACTGCAGACTTGGCGCCGTCAACCACGACGGCCGTCTGGCCGAAGAGCGAGTGCAGCGCGCCACCGGGTCGCATCAGCTTGCTGATGAGCGTCAAGATTCCGAAGATGGAAGCGGAAATTGCCATGTACTTGGCCGGCAGGATCGTCGAGGCGCAGATCGTGACGCCCACGGCGTCAGTCGTGCAGCCGAGAAGCTGCGTCATCACGCCAGTGAGGACAGTCAGAATTGCCGTCAATGTGCCGAGGATGTTGGTGAAGTTCATTTCGTCTTCTCCTTGAGGGCGTCTTTCATTTCACGCACGTAGTCCGTGAGGTAGATCAGTTTTTGTTCGATCGCGATGACGCGCTCGGACTGCTCCTCGATCGCCGTCGAAGTCTTCATGACAAGCGACAGCTTGTAGTCAGTCTCGGCCTTCCAGCTTGCCGTCCAAGCAGTCATGCCAAAGATCCACACGATGAGCGGCAGCACGGCCAGCATTGGTACTCGCCTCAACAGGTCGTTTATTGTCGACATCAGCCAATTCTCCAGATGGTTCCGTCGTGGTAGACGGGAACACCGTTTGCCCCGCCGCCAGCCACCACCGATGCGAATGTGGTTGCGTTTGCGTCGGTCACGAAGCCACGCACGCCGGCAGTCGCTGTCGGGAGTTCCGAAACGAGACAGGCCGGCACAAACATCGAGCGCAGGATGTCGTTGAAGTTGACCTCCGTGTTCCTGATGACCTCCTCGATGCGGCGATTGCGCTGCCGCTCGTGAGCTGCGTCATAGGTTGCAGACGGGAGGACGAGGGTGCGATTGCTCACCGGGCACCTCCTGCCTTCATGCGGAGCCTGAGCTTGCCGAGAGCCCAAGTGGTGTCTGCCACAGGCTCGACGCGGACCTGCACTGAGCGGGCGCGGAATCTGGTGCTGTTGTAACCAATCGCGTTGTCTGGAGAGATCGGGCCGATGGTCCGCTGCGGGGCAGATGGCGCCTGACGGAGCTTGAACAGGAGCTCGTAGTCCGAGGTGTAGCTCGTGCCCGTCGAGGGATCGTAGTTCGAGCCGTCGAACCAGATGCGGTCGACGCGCATGTTCTGCTCGCCGTTGCCGATCTCGAACTCGCCCGTCTCCGCGAAAATGTCATTGATGCGGCTGGCGCCGTCAGCCAGCAGGCCGATCTCGTGCTGGTACTCCTGAGATTCCGCGTAGAGGTAGGGTTTCGTGTCCCACACCGGGTTCATAAATGCCGTGCGCGACATGGAGCCCTTTGACCAGTACGGAGCCCCGTCGAGGGACACAAACACGTAGCTGTCTGGCCTCGACGATCCGCGCTTTGGATAAAACGTCCAGACTTCGCGGTTGAAGCCATTGTAGCCAAGGAAGACATTTGCCGGCACAGTCAGGTCGCCATTCGTCAGCACCTCGTAGTCCACGTCGGACTGCACCAGCGTGACGTTGCCGTCGTAGCGCCAGTAGCCTTCCTTGGAGAGCCAGAAGCCCATGCCGGTGACGCCAACGAGGGCGTTCTTTCCAACGCACCCGACCTCCTCGGAGAGGCGCCTGCGGGCGTAGTAGTAGGGGGCGCCCACGTACTCGATGATGTGCGCGTCGACGTCAGTAAGCACGAGAATGCCGCCCTGCACGCGAACCGCGGCGATGATTGTGCCAGACGAGTTAAGCTCGAAGCCGCCGGCCGTGTTGGTTGCGGTGGACGTCCAGACCGTCATGTTCTCACGGTCGCACCACTTCACCCGGCGGGGGTTGCCCTTGCCGCCAAGCACCATGATCATGCGCTCGTCGGTGACGACCACGAGCGTGTTGTCAATCGGGGCATTGGTGACGGGAGCGGCGACCACTGTCGGCGTCGATGGGTCCCAAGAGACCAGTCGGCCGTCTTGGCTGTGGATTGCCACAAGGTAGCGGCCGAAATTATCCAGAGACCACTGGCCGATGTTGTCGACGGGCGTCGGAACGGACGCGCCGTAGTAGCCCGCGCCATAGATACCCGCGCCGTAGCCAGTCAATGTTCCGGTCGAGACGGCGAGGCCGGCGGGCGTGATGTCGCGGATGGTGGGCGAGTTGGGGGTCGTCGCCTTGAGCTTGGCTTCAGTTCCGACAGCGTACCAAGGCGTCTTGTTGTTGTCGCGCCACGAGAAGGCGTCGCGGATAATTTCAAGAGACGACGGGCCGGGTCCTCGCAGAACTTCGGCATCCGTCGCTTGGCGCATGATCGACACGTCGGTCGTCATATCGAGCGAGAGACCACGCCACTCGTCGCCAAGAAGGCCGAAGTCTTCGCCGAAATACTTGCCCTTGGCCCACCCGCCAATCGGCTGAAGCTGGCCGTCGACCCAACGCACTTGGTTCACGTCCCACCAGCGACGCCCCACGGAGTGAGGCGTGCCGTTCCGCAGGACGCCCGGCGGCAGGTCGAGAACTGGTGCGTTTTGGCCGCTCATTTTTGCTTAACCCGTCAAAGAGCCGCCGCGGCGATGAAAAATTCGTCTAGCTGCTGGGAGGTCAGAGGTGGCACCAAGTTGGCTGCGAGCTGGACGAGAAGCGGGTCATTACGCCGGAACTCGGAGGCGTACTGCCACGTGATCCGCGTGGCCTCATCCTGCTGGGCGATCATTGCCTCCACGGACGCGAGTAGCCCCTGTTCTAGAAGAACAAGACGCACTTGGCGCGGGGTTACTGACTGCGGAACTACAGGCGGCGGCGCAACATACTCAAGTGTATTCGGGTCAGCCGCCAGCGCCGCATAAAGCGATGCTACATCAAACGCTGCGCCAGTGTCGTTTGGATCAGCGGTGAACGGTATCCATCCGTAGACAGGATGGTTGATCTCACAGTCGATTGCTACGCCAGAGGTTTTATGCTGGTTGCGGTATTCCATTATGAAATCCTCAAGAATACGGAAGCCGGGTTTCCCGTGGTTACTCTGCCCATCAGCCGCCACGTTCCCGCGCCAGCGGTTCCTCCGGTGCCACCACCAACTGAGGTGAAGTTCAACGAAGAACCCGCCACGGTCGCGCCTTCGTTCTGGGTAGCTCCAAGCCCAACCCACGCCATAAGTGCGTAAGTACCTACACCGCCTGCTGTTGCACCCGCCGTTGCGCTTAAGACAGCCGCCGTTGGTACACTGTCCGCAACACGGGCCGCGTCAACGCGAACACCATAGGTGCTTGATCCGTTCCAACCCATGAGGGTCGGGTATCCTCCAGTCCAAGCCGTAGCGGAGTTCGTGTTGTTGACAGACGTGCCATTGGGAGCAGTGCCCGCAGAGGCGTCAAAGATGACATGGCCGTTACTAAATTGCTTCCAGCCCAGCATGCCGACAACACTGTCCTGTGCGCCCAGCCACGAACCTGCCGTAGTGCTGAGTTTTGCAGCTTGAGTAGCAGTGCCTGCGATTGGGAGGTAGGTAGACGCTGCCGTTGCAGACGTAAGATAAGTCGAAGACGCTGTAGAGGACTTAAGGTATCCCTGACCGACCACGTAGGCGGTTGTGGCAACCTGAGTTGTGTTTGTGTCAACAGCAGCCGTAGCCGCGCTCAAAGTTCCGCCGATGGTGACATCGCCTGTGCTGGCAATTGTAACAGCATCGACAGGGGATGCTACAGTGCCACTTGTGAAGTAGGCTGCGCCACCAGCTCGGTCATACCTGATACGGAAGATACCACCAGACCCGCTGGACGGAGTGCCAAAGTATGCAGTAGCGACGTTTCCAGACTGTCCAAGCCCAATCTGGTCAGTGGCATTGCCGATCTGAAGCTGCTGATTGAGGTTGGTGGTGCCGATACCTACGCGGCCCGCATTGTCAATACGCATACGCTCAGTAGCGGCTGTGCCACCATCCGGCGTTGTCTTGAAGGTAAGACGGCCCGGCATGTCGCTTGCGCCGGGGGTACCATCTACCTGAGCTTCAATAGAGGCCGCAGGGCGGTACGCCGTCCCATCGTAACCTTGGAACAGCACGTTGCCTAGCTGGTCTCCTGACGCAACGATTGTCGGTGAACCGTATGTTCCACGCGCCCTGTTGAGGATGGAATAAGACGCAGAGCCAGCAGTTGCGCCCGCGTGTGTCAGTGAGACTTGCGGCCCGTAATCGCTGTTTGAGTTCAGCAGCAGGCTTGCGCCGTTGATGGTTTGCGTGTCGGTGAACGTATTCGCACCTAAACTCGCAGCCCCAAGCGTCCCGCGGGCAGTCGCTGCATCAGCGTCGTCGAGGATTGTTCGGGCGAAAGCCGTCAATGGCGTAACCGTCGCCGCCGTGCCGCTCGTGAAATACGGGAGCCGGTCAGCCGCGGGCGTCACCGCGGCAATTGCCTTCGCCGAGACTGAGCCGAGCACGTCGACCTTGTCCCAGTTCGTGTTGAGGATCGGCCCCCACGCATCTTCCTCTTCAAACGGATTCGGCTTGATGAGGTTCAGGTTCGGAGTTGATGTCGTGCCCATTACATGACCCTCACAACGCGGCGAAGGGGCGTCGAGCCCAGCTTCACCCTCTTGGATTTCTGATTGGCGATCTCGAGGTTCAGCAGGTACTTCGCCTCGAAGCCCTGCGCCCGGTCATCTTCAACAATGAAGTTGGAGCCCTCTGCCATCGCGGCGTACAGCAGCAAATTGGCATAGCTGTCGCTGAAGACGTTACTGTTGAGGCCGACGCCGATGGACGGGACATTCACGTAGTAGTCAACCGTCACCTGCGCGCCATCCAGCAGGGTGGGCCAGATGATGATCGAGCCAGCGTCGATGGCAAAGAGGCGGCGGTCCTCGTTGTCTTCGGCCTTCACGTTGACGATCTCGCCCTTGGTCGAGGCGTCGTAGGTCCCGACGCCGGCAACCGACACCTGCCGAATGCGGTTGAAGTTTGCAGGCAGCGTGACAGAGCCGGAGGCGGCCGTAAGCGTCACCGTCGCCTCCATCTCGAAGACCGACAGCTCGCGGTTCATGCGATCCTGCGCGAGGCTGATGAAGCTGCCGATCTGGGCGTCGGTGAGGTGGTCGGCATCGAGCCAATCCTTCACCCCGGCGACCCATGCGGCATAGTTGGCGTAGAGCGTCATTTGTAAGACCTCGGAAGCTGCCAATGAGGGCCGTCAGGGAAGGACTGCCAGTCGCCGCCCCATTCGATAGGCACGCCCAGAGACTTGGCTGCCTTCTTGATGAACGGAGCCAGCTTGCGAATGGCGCCCCAGTCATACATATCAACGGCGTTGATTTTTCCATCCTTGTTCACGTCGAGGAGCGGCACGATGTCCGCGGCGTGGCCCGTCAGGTGGCGGGAGTTCATGGTCTTGGAGAAGCCTGCCTTCACGAGTTCTGCCTGCCGCGCCCTGGAGCGCAGGCCTTCGGTCACGCGGAACGGCACAGGGCTTACAGCAGCAGCCTTCTCGAGGACGGCCACGAGATCAGCGTGGACGCCTTTGAGCTTGAGCCTATCTGCCTTGGAGAGCGCCATTACAGCCACACCCTCGCGCGGTTGTGAACGACAGCCGGGTCAAACAGGCACACACCGTTCGGACCCTCGTAGCCGCCCGGAACACCGGGACCGGGGATTGGCGTCCAGACCATGCCGGGGATCAGGCTCAGGATGTTCGTCCGCTGGAACACGCCCAGCAGATTGCCGTCCTCGTCATACTGCGGGAGGACAGTCGGGTTGCCCTCTGCATCGGGCGGTCCCATCATCAGCAGTGCCACGATTGGGTCGATGGCAAGGAGGTTAACGTGGTGGCCCGCGATGACAACCGCAGGCGTGACCACGTTGCCATCCTCGTCCAGCACCGCAGGCACTTTGGTGATCGGGCCGATCTCGTCGATGATGACGCCCTGATGCGGGATCAGGTTGCCGTTCTCGTCGAGCGTTGCCAGCATTGAGCCGTCAGGGAAGGCGGTCGTTGTCATGCCCGTGACGAAGAGTTCGCGGGTCGAACACCATGCGAAGATTTCGATGCTCATCAGCTTGTCCTCGTGATCAATTCTGCGTTTGATATTCTGCGCGGCAGATACGTGATCTGACGGATGTGGCCGTTGAAGTTGCCACTTGCGCCATCTCGGCCAATACGCATCTCAGTGCAGCCAGAAGGGAAGCCTGAGTTTGTACTCGTTCCACCTGCGCTGCCGTTTCTGTAAACGGCATAGTTAGCCGACGTGCCGCCAATGGCATACTTGGTGATGCCAGTCGTAGCCGTGGCTGTGTCGATGTTATCGACAAGAGAACCAGCAGCGGTGATGGTGCTGCGAGTGAGGCCAGACAGGTATGCATTGATGCGGATGCGATTGTTTTCGGCAGCGTCCGTTAAATGGAGTGCCGCAGGGCTGCCGCTGAGTTGTGCAAGCTGCCAAGCAACCACCAACGTCCCCTCAGTCGCACTATACGGGAACTGGCTGGTGCTTACGCTGGCAACATCAGGATTGCGGGTGGCTCCAGCGGTCGTGGCACCTACGGGGATGTAGCTGGTGGCGAAGGAGCCTGCTTCGAGTTGTGCGCCCCAGATCAGAACGTCAGCACTTGTCACAGAGTTTGTAACATAGCCAAGTCCAATGTTAACAATTGCAGTTGTTCCTGCAGATGTATTGGCAGTTACTGAAAACCTCTGCCAAGCATTTGTGACTGTTACGGCAACAGGGGCACCAGTACCAAAATTCGGACAAATAGAAACAGTTTGGTTGCTGCCACTATAGCTCTTCATCCATACGCTAAAAGTGTAGTCAGTGCTGGCAACAACAGTAATACTAGCGGTATCAATGCGCGACCTATCTATTGATGTGGTTCCAGTACGGGAAAACTGCGCGCGATATGCAGTGTTACCGCCACTAGGCGCAATGCCTGCGCTTGCTGTGATAGTCGGAACTGATGCAGAGTTTTGGCTTGTCTTTACCCACCATGCATTATCAAACTCAGCACTATACAAAACCAAATTCGCCCTCGACTCCTCAACGAGAAGCCCCTTAGCCGCCAGCGTCACCGGATCGTAGTCGAGGCGCGGCCCGTAATACGCAGCGGCAGTTGGTGCGGCTCCGTTGTTCGGGACGTAGGTGTCGAGCGAGGCGCTGTCGGAGAGCTGTGCGCCCCAGATGAGAATGTCTGCAGTATTGCTGTTGGTAGGCGTCTGCCCTCCACGAAGGCCGATGGCAAGATTGACAGCGCCGCCCACCCCATTGGCCGTCAAACTAACTCTTTGCCAATCATTAGTTACCGATACAGTGTTTGATGTAAGGCCAGATGCGCCGACCAAATGCATTGTGTAAGTGTTTCCGTCGTAAGACTTCACCCACATGCTGAACGTGTATGGAGTTGCAGAGATAGTATTGTAGGCTTGGACGCGGCGAGTAACATCCACCGTTGATGTCCCGCCACCCAAGCTAAACTGAATGCGGTCTGCCGTCATTAAACCGTTTGGCGCTAGGCCAGAATTGGCTGTGACAACAGGTGTGCCACCAGTTCCTGCATTGGAGTTAGACCAAGGAGAAACATCAAATGCTTCAGTATACCCCAGCAAATTCTTCGCCGTAGTCGGGTTGTACATCGGATACGCGGAGGTGTTGGCCTTCATGCCGCCGAGGTCGCTGCGGTAGAGGTGTGCGCCCCAGACAAGTATACCATCAGTTCCGTTGCCGTTGGTGAAGGCACTGTCAGCATTCGTTGGATAAATATAGACCGCATTTGTTGCGTTAGCAGATGTAGTTGCAGTAACGGTGCAGTAATACCAACCGCTTCCAACGCTCGCGATGTTATAACTGACATTTGTAAAACCAGCACCAATGGGGGCAGTTGAACCCTTTGCTCCTGTGCTCAGGTCAAACCAGCAGCGAACGCCCAAGCCGCCTGCGCTGTCAAACATGGTAAGCTGCAGCCAATTGAACCCTGCGGCCTTGGCAAACACGCCCTCAGTCATCTGAATTGTAGATGCAGGCTTGGAAATAATCTGAACAAACTGACCGGAGTTACCAGAGGTCGATAGTATTTTGTCTGCCGTAGTCGTGCCATTAGGAGCAACAGCATTGTTTGCTACAACGTCAATCGTGGTCCGCAGCCAATTGCTGTTATCAAACTGCTCAGACGCCAGCAGGAGGTTATGCGGAGCCCACTTGATCTTGCCGTCGCTGTCCGTCACCGTCGCATTCGACGTGCGCGAGAACGTGATAAACTCAGATGCGTTGCCAGTGATAGTAGCCATGTCAGTTTTTCACCGCGTAAGAGTTGTCTGTCAGGTCAATGGCGAAGCCCACGCCCTCGTTGAAGATAAGGACCTCTGAGCCGTTGCTGATGTTGATGGCGTAGGAGTTGGTCAGGAAGTCGATGGAGAATGCGTTGGCGTCGCTCATGATCAGGTAGGCCGCCCCATTGCCCGCGCCACCGCCGTGCAGCGGAATGGCTGGCGTTGCTATGGCAACTGATACCTTCACGAGGCCCACTGCCTCACGATGGCGGAGGCAGTCGTTCCGGTGGCGAGCACCTTTGTGAAACGCTGCACAATGGTCGTGCCGGCGGGCACGCCAGTGAAGGTGACAGTGTCACCGCCCTCGGTCAGGATTGCGACGTTGCCGCCCACGCCGACATACAGCGCGTGGCCGAAGATCTCGGTGCTGTCGGACGGCGTAACAGCCGCGGCTCGAAATGGAATCTGGGAATTGAGCGACATTGGGGCGTCTCCAAAGGTCTTAAACTGGGGAGATGCCCTGCCACCAAATCGGCGGCGTCGCGCATCGGGGAATATGCCCTATTCGGGCCAGAAAATCAACGGCCCTTGTGACTGCCAGACGGCTTCATGCCCATCGGCTTGCCCTTGCCCGTAGGCTTCGAGGAACCCTTGTTGCCGAACATCGGCTTGGATGCCTTTTTCATGTGTTTTCTCCTAGAACTTGGTTGAGAGTTTGGGGTTGTCCGTGAAGTAGCGACGGATGCGTTTCTGGGTCTCGGGCGTGTTCTGCATGAGGTTGATCCCCTCCTCGCGCAGGATGCGCTCGATCTCGAGGTTCGGGATTGAGCCCATCTTCCGCCACAGGCGTTGCTTGGACCAGCCCTGGTTGCCCATCCCACGCTCGTGGGCGAGCTCCTCGAGCAGCGGCTCCACGTCCTCAGTCTTGCGGATGAGGAGCTTCTGCTCTTTCCAGTCCCAATGCTCTTCGATGAGCTGGTTCGTGTCGATGTCGAAGTAGCGGAAGTCAGCCATCTGCGTCCTACGAGGTCTTCTTGCCGCCGCCCGTGGCGGCCTTGGCGACAGCCGTGACGATAGCCGTGGCGGCCTTCTCCATGGCGACAGTCTCGATGGACTGGCGAGCCGGGCCGAGGTCTGGCACCACCGAAAGCTCGGCGTCAGCGGGAGCCTCGACGGCATCGCCCACGCCGAGTGCGTAAGCCGCCCAGTTCTTTTCGGCCTCGATGACCGAACCGGCCGCCCAGAACACTTCATTGTGGCAGACGGGCTTCTTGAGAATGATCTTCATGTTCGCTCCTGATGAAAGGTCTCGGGGGCCGGAGCCCCCGAGGGTTTAGGAATTACGTCACACTCGTGATAATTCCGCAGGCCTTCTGGTTGCCCACTTCGAGGGTGCCCTCGTACTGGATCAGGCGGTTCTCGGTGTGGCCGGTGCGGGCCAGTTCAAGCTGGCGGGTCGGCTGAAGGTCGACGATCTTCACGAACTCGGGGTCGATGAGGATCATCGAAGCCGCGTTGCTGAAGCGGTTCGGGATGATCTCGATGAGGCCGAACTCGGACTCATAGAAATCGACCGCCGAAACGAGACGCTTGGCGTCCGCGTCCTTGTACTTGGTCGCGTAGCCGTTGAACGTCTTCGAGATCGTGCGCTTCACGCCGGGACCGACGATGCCGTACTTGACCTCGCCACCCTGCGTCCAGCAGGACTGGATCACGGTGTTGAGCATGTCCTCGGTGATGGTTCGCGACGTGCCCGGAGTGTGGGCGGCGTTCGGGTAACCATCAGTCGTGCCCGACAGCGTCGGAGCGGCGCCACCGGAGCCGCGCGAGGCGTTGGTGATGAGCCAAGCCTCGAGGCCGGCGCTCTTGCGGGTCGTGGCGCCGACAGCGGCACCAGGAACGGCGACAGCGTTGGCAAGGAAGATGGTTTCCTTGTCGCGCTTCAGTTCCTTCAGCTTGTAGCTGATCTGCTTGGCGAGCTTCTCGACCTTCGCAGCACCATCGACGCGCTGAGAGGTGTCCGTCACCTTCACGACCTTGTCCATGATCTGCGTGTAGTTCGCCATGCGGAGAGCCACGACGGGGGCGTCGATCGACGGAGCGTCTTCGCCTTCCGGAACGGCATTGCTGGCGTCTACGGCGCCGAGTTCGACAACGGGCCACTCGAACTTGGTGTTCGTCGCGGACGCCTTGCCAGCAATGCTGCTGATGAAGGGCGTCTCGGTCGGCGAGATCATGTTTTCCGCGTCGGTGAGGTCCTCGCGGATGGTCTTGGAGTCGTAGGTTTCAAGTGCGGCTGAACTAACGGCCATGTTCGTATTCCTTATCGTTTACGAGCGACGAGGAGAGTGGCGGCGACATCGTCGGGCTTGCCAGATTTCCTCGCGCGGGTGAGAAGTTGCGCCTCGAGCTTCTTTGCAGAGCTCTGCGCGGGTTTCGCAGTACCGGGCCGGAGGAGCGTCTTGGGCCTCGGCTGGTCGCCGGTCGGCCGTTTCATGCGTGCCTCTATCCCCGCCATCTGGTCGCGGCGCCAAGCAAGCTCGGCGAGAACCATCAGTGGGACGTGGCCGTCGAGCCCATTGAGCTCGTCGTCCGACACGCCATAGCTCTGTGCCACCTCGCGTATTTTCCCCATGACGACAGGCGCCTTCTGGGGGTCGGCGAGGGCCGGCAGCTTTTGCAGAAGAATGCGGGTTTCATCCTCAACGCGCTGCGCTTTAGCGTGGGCGACTATTTCCGCCTGCTGCGACTGCCTGTTGCTGATTTCCTGCTGTATCTTCTGCGCCTTCTCCTGAGCCTCAATAAGCTCCACCCGCTTCAGCGCGTACGCTTGCGGGTTCTGGTGCCTGAGAGACTCGAGGTCTGCTTGAGGGGTGGCGAACTTGTTCCACACTTCCTCGATCGCGTTGAGGTGATCCACCTGCTGCTGGAGCACCGCGTAGGTGCGGTAAGTCGCGGCCTCGTTGGCCTTGCGATACTCGACCGCCTCCTGAATATTTCTCTCCACGTACTTCGCGCCGGAGTAGTTGCGCTTGAGCTCGCCCAGCGTGACTTCCGAGGGCTTGCCGTCGATCACGACGTCGACGGTGTACTCATCGAGGTTCTTCGGGGCCTCCTCGTCAGGCTGCTCCTCGCCTTCGGCCTCGGCTTCTTCCTCTTCGGCCTGATCGTCAGCTTCCGGAGCATCCTGCTCATCGGTGTCGGTGATCGCATCAAGCACGGCATCGTCGCCGGCGTCAGCCTCGGCGGGCTCATTGGAAGCGAAGCGGCCGTCCGCCGCCCGAGACGGAGCATCTGCAGGCTTTGTCGCCGCTTCGCCCCCCGCCTCCGAAGCCTTCGCAGGCGTACTCGGGGCAAGGATTGCGTTGAGAACTTCAGTGCTTTCGGCGTCAGCCATGGGTCTTCTGCTCCGTCTTGCGTTCGACGACCATGAGGTCGTTCAGGTAGGATTCGATCCGGCCGGCGATCAGCGTGAGTGCTGCGCGCTCGGCACGCAGGGCGCCGGCCTTCACCAGGTCCATCTCGTCGGCGATCTGGTCGGCCAATTCGCGGCGTAGCTCGTCGACCGCCAGCCCGAAGAAGGGGTTGTCGGCGGTCTCGCGCAGGGCCTTGAGGCGGCGGAACTTCAGATCGTCCATGTCACATCACTCCCGGCGGCATAGGCCCGCCCTGCGGCTGGGGAGGCGCTGCAGCGGGTTGCTGACCCTGACCCTGTCCAGGCATGGGCCTGGCGCGGGCCTGCTCCATCGCCACGGCTGCGCGCTGTGCGGCGTCTAGTTGTGCCTTCTGTGCCTCGACGGCGAACTGGCCGGCGGCAATGTCGCGGGCGCGGTCGTCGTCCATGCGGGCCTTGATCATGTCGCTGGCGAGCTCGGTCTGGAGCTTCGCCTGCTCGATCTGGCCGCGCTGCTGGATCTCGGCAGACTTGATCTGCATCTGGGCCTGCGCTTTGACCTGCTCGGCCTGAACGAGGCCCGCGGACGGGTCTGGCTGCTGGCCCTGCTGTGCCTGAGCCTGCTTCATCTGCTGCGTGATCTGCTTGAGCAACGGCTCGGAGACGCGCGGCAGGTAGTCCTGCGTGTTGCGGATGCCGGCGAGCTTGGCCTTATCGACCATGGTCTTGCGGAACTGCTCCCAGCCGGCGAGCGGGTTGTCGAGGCCAAGCATCTGCATGACCTGCTGCTGCATCTGCCCGATTTCGCCCAGCACGATCGCCTTCTCGCCGACCCGGCCATTGCCGAGGCCGACGTTGACGTTGACGGCCACCTGATCGTGCCAGAGGTCCGGGCGCACTTCGGTGTAGCCGGTGAGCGTCTGGACGGACTGCGGCCCCTTCATCTCGTACATGGCGGTGCGGAGGATGCAGAGGAACAGGTCCTTGACCCCGGTCTCGGCCAGGTTGCGGGCCATCATCTCGATGCGAGCGTCAGAGCCCTGCACCATGGCGCCGGCGGCTTCCTTGGCCGTCGACTGGAGGATGTCGGCAGAGATCCCCTGGCTCATCTTGGTGACGCCAGAGCGGGCCTCGGCGATGGATTCCATGTACTGCAGCACGGCCAGCGTCTGCCCGCCCACGAATGGCGTGGTGAGCTCCTCGATCTGGCCGGGCTGCTTGGTGCGGACGATCGCCCCGATCTCGGGGTTCATCAGGTCCTCGAGGTTGACTTGCGCCTCGACGGCGGCGGTGCGAGGCGTGTTCACCTGCGCTGCGTTGTCGATGATCGAGCGCAGCAGAGCGGTCTGCCCGTCCTGATCCTGCTCGAGGTCCTCGGCCATGCAGATGGGGAAAAATGCGTGCGGCTGAAGCTCGGCCTTGAACACGGCGAGCGGCACGCAGTTGGTGGGCTCGTCTGAAATGATCCGGTAGCCGGTGCCGACCGTGATGATGTGGCGAAGCTCGGGGATGCCGTCGCCGTCCTCGTCGAGCCTCATCCAGGCTTCGCAGACGAGGACTTCCTTCGACAGCGGGTCGTTGCCGTCGTCGTCCGGCGTCGGGTCGGAGCCGGTGCGGGACATGGCCTCGTCGTCAAGCTCGGGGTCGCGGTCGGCGCCAACGAGATCCTCCTCGGAGATGCCGAGGACCTGCATGGCCTCCCACACCTCGAGGTTCTGGGCGATGCCGATCACGCGCGCGTCATCGACAGAGGTCGCGCCGCGGCTGATGAAGAAGCACTCGGGCGGCACCGGGTCGAGGTGCCACTTGTTGCGGAATGACTGCTTGGTGAGCACGACGCCGTAGACGACGTCGTCGGGGTCCTGCTGCTGCGGCTGCTGCTGCATCTGGCTCGGGTCCATGCCCGGCTGCATCTGCTGCTGCATTGCCATCGTGGCCTCGTCGACGGGCGCCGGCATGGGCGGCGTCATCTCGGTGATCTGCTGCGTCTCGTCGGACTGCAGCAGCCTGAGCTCGTCGGGCGTGACGAAGTCCTCGAAGGTGTGCGTGGCGACCTGGGCCTGCTCGAGGGTAACCTTCACGACGCCGATCTTGGCCTTCAGCGCGTCAGTCGATCCTTGGATGAGTGCGCTGTAACCGCCGAACTTGTGGAAGACCTGGTTGACGAAGAGCGTCTGCTCCTTGCAGGTCTTCTCGTCTGCCTCGAGCTCGCTCGAGAACTCGGCGATGGTGTCGGACTGGGTGAACACGCGGGCCAGGCTCGGGATCACGGACTTCACGGCATCACGCACGCGGGTGACGACGATCTTCGAGCGGCCGTTCTCGGCCTTCACTGCGGTGTAGCCCTGGTAATACTGGTCGGCGAGGCGGCGCTGCGGCGCCACGTCGGTCTCGATGTACTCTCGCGCGTTCTCGATGGCGCGGGCGACGATGCGCTGCGTGCGGTCCTGCTCGATGGGCGCGAGGTTTTTCTTCTTGCCGAACATCAGGCAACTCCCCCGGCAGCACGCGACAGAGGCTTCGACCAGTCGGACTGCGTGATCATGTGGTTCTCGTTGATGCCCATCACGCCGATCCGCATGGCGTCGGCGCCGTGGCTGTACTCGTCGTGGCGCGGCTGCGATTTGATGGTGTTGAGCTTCTGGTCGAACTCGGTGCGGTAGTTGCGGATGCACTCGACGCCACGCTCGCAATTGGTCTCGTCGATCCAGAAGCGGTTGAAGGCGATGCGGACGGCCTCGATGCCGTCGTCGACGCGGTGATTGGGCACGACGCGCACGCGGAGGCCGCGCTCCTCGAGGAACTGCTTGCGGCTCTTGCCGGTCTGGAGCTCGCGCGCCTCTGCGTCGTGCGGCAGCAGGTGCTCAGTGATTGCGTAAGGCAGGCGTGCCAGCAGGTCGACATAATCGCCAAGCGGGCGCGACGTGCCTTCGATGTAGTGCAGCCAGTGCCATTCCTTGCCGATGATCTGAAACGTCCAGATCGCCATGGCGTCGCCAATGCCGAGATCCCAGCACGAGTAGACGTTAGCGGCGCGGTCATGCGGCACACGGGTGATGCGGTGCTCGTTCTCGGCCTGCACGACGTCGCGGCCGTAGTAGGCGCCCTCGGCGATCTGCTCGTAGCCGCCGCCCCAGATGTGCTGTGCTTTGACGCTGTCGCGGATGTAATCGAGGTTCTTCTCCTGCAGGAGCTCGTTGGGCAGGAACGGGTTGTCGTTCCAGTTCATTTCGACGCAGATCGCGTCGGGGTTTTTCGTCGGTCCACGGAAGAACACGTCGACCGGGTCGCGCTTGTTGCGCGGGTTCCAACTAAACCAGAGCTCGGAGCCTGGCTTGCGGATTGTTGGGCGCAGGACGTCAAGTGATCGCTGGCTCAAGCTCTGGCTTTCCTCGCACCACGCGATGTCGAAGCCCTCGAGCGACTGAATGCCGATCGCGTTCATGTCCTTCATGCCGCGGAAAATAATCAAAGCGCCGTTCTTGCCGCGGATCTCGCTCTCGAGGATGTCGAACATATCGCCGACGCCCATGCTGGAGATCTTGTCGACGAGAAGCTGGCGCACGGAATCGCGGATGGTGTTCTGCACTTCGCGGATGCAGACGATGCGTGCCGACTTCGAGATGCAGGCGATGATGGCGAGCGTTGCGAAGTTGTGGCTCTTCGAAGAGCCGCGGCCGCCGTAGCAAGCCTTGTAACGCTTCGGCGCGAACAGCGGCTCGAACTTGGCCGGGACTGCCGCCTCGATCTTCCGCACACTGTCGAATGTGGCGGGCGCATTCATACGATGT